GGGAAGCGTAGACGAAGAAAAACTGTCAATAAATAAAGGCATAGAAGTTATGCTTCCGCGAAGCAGGAGGGTCGAGGAAGAACCACCAAGTTGGTTTGATAGCACCTTCTCATTTCTTAAATGGTCGGTGCGTGTTAGAATAAACATAGACCGCAGGAATAAAGATGGAAACTAATGTCATTCTGTTCTTCTCATCAGTAGGGATGGTTGCCTTCCTCGCAATCGGGGGAGTTATCGGTTGGATCTACAAAGAGACAGTCGATTCATCTATCTACGCTAGAAGTCAGGGTATTACTCACCCAGAAATGCTGGATGAAGATGGTTACGTTATTAATGAGGAACTCTATTCGGTTAGATTCCTTGATAGCGAACTTGACGACGATGATGATTACTGATATAATTACACCAAAACATTGACTTGAAATGGCACCAAGAAAATTACCTAAGGATGCACTTTTGACGGAGATCTTGAAGAAGGTCTCCTCCGCAAAGACAAAAGCAGAAAAAGTCTCTCTGTTGCAGGAATACAACAGTCCAGGTCTTCGAGCATTGTTAATCATCAACTTTGATGAGTCGCTCCAATTCCTCCTTCCCGACGGAGAGGTACCATATACTCCCAACGATGCTCCAGCAGGAACAGAGCACACTCGTTTGACTCAAGAGTATCGTGGACTCTATCGCTTCTTCAAAGGTGGAGATGGTTCCATCAATAAGATGAAGCGCGAACAACTGTTTGTTCAACTTTTAGAGGGTCTTCATGCAGACGAAGCAGAACTTCTGGTCGCAGCATGTAACCGTAACCTTCAAGATAACTACAGGGTAACTCAAAATGTCGTCGCAGAAGCATTCCCAGCAATCGAATGGGGAAACCGAGGTTGATCTGAAGAAAGAGATTGAGACTCAGGTTGAAAATCTCTTCAAAGCAGATAGAAACGACTTCGACTTTAAAGAAGAAGAACCAGAGAGTATCGATGATCTTGCTGATCAATTATTCGATGCTCTCTATGAACATACGAATGTTGTATAAATATAACGTTCACGAAGTTCCTACCCATGCGTCTTAAAGAGCAGAAACAACTCATTAAGAACGCACTGAAGCATGAGCAAGACTACTCTAGAGATGAAGTCTACTACATGCGTGTCCAACTGCGGGAAGTCAAACGCCAATTAGCACTAAAGAAATGGCGTAGATGGCAATCCAAAGTTGGTTTTGGCAACAGTGATACTATGTAAATGACCGTAAAACTTATTTCCGTTACTCCAGACGCAGAAAAACACATGGGCTACGTTGCCCGCGTCAGTAACCCAAACAATCAAGAGA